TTTATTTCCTGCGGTATATTCTCGGCAAATGGGCAAAGGCTGAGGGCTTGATATATCCGATGTATGAGCAGGCGCTTGAAAAGGTTGACGGCGAAATACAAGATTATTGTGTATCAATTGACTACGGAACATTAAATGCTTTTGCGGCGTTGTTGTGGGTAAAGATAAATGATGTGTGGTATGCGGAACGTGAATACTATTACAGCGGCAGAGATAAGGGCAAGACAAAAACCGATAGCGAATATGGAAAAGACATTGAAAAATGGCTTGCAGACGTTATAGAGAAGTTACCGACAGGAAAACGCATTGAAACCATAATAGACCCTTCGGCGGCGTCATTTATCGCGCTACTGAGGAAAAAGCCTTGGTGCAAATGCAGGGCAGGAGACAATGATGTACTTGACGGGATAAGAGAAACAGCGTCAGCAATAAAGCAAGGGCTAATAAAAATTAATCCAGATTGCGTAAATTGGAAGTTTGAAGCAAGCGGCTATGTATGGGATGAAAATAACGCAGGCGAAGAACGCCCGATTAAAGAAAACGACCATCTTATGGATTCCATGCGCTATTTCACGAAAACAAAGCATATAGTTAAAGAAAAAACAGTTTATAAATCAATATTCGGGGTGATGTATTGAAAACATTTCAAGACTTAATGCTGATAGGCGATAACGAAACGAACAGAATGCAGTTTGTAAGGGGCTGCATATCGGAGTACAAGAGCTCAGACGGGTATAGAACAGCCGCAACGGCTGAAAGGTATGATAAGTTCAAAAATGCTACGATTGAGCAATTCCAAAAGCTGTTGTACACTATTTCCGGCAGAGCTGTGCCTGATAACTTTTCAGCTAATTTCAAAATCAAATCTAACTTTTTCCACACATTTATTGAACAGGAGATACAGTTTCTACTCGGTAATGGCGTAAGCTGGGAAAATGAGAACGTAGAAAGCAAAATCGGCAATGACTTTGACCACAAGCTTGTAGAACTGACAAAAGCTGCACTTGTCGGCGGCGTAGGTTATGGCTTCTTCAATCTTGACCACATAGAGGTATTCAAGGCAACCGAATTTGTACCGCTATATGATGAAGAAAACGGCGCTTTAATGGCTGGTATAAGATTTTGGCAAGTATCGCCAAACAAGCCGCTCAGAGCTACACTGTACGAGCTCGACGGATTTACTGACTATATCTGGAATAACAAGAGCGATACCGCGCAGGCAAAAGTCTTGCAGGAAAAAAGGGCGTATAAGCTTAAATATAAAATGTCGCAGGTAGACGGATTAAGAATCTATGACGGCGAAAATTATGAAAGCTTCCCGATAATCCCGATGTATGGCAACGAATACAAGCAAAGCAGACTTGTAGGACTGCGTGAACAGATTGACTGTTACGACCTTATCAAATCAGGCTTTGCGAATGACGTTGACGACGCTTCACAGATTTACTGGACAATTCAAAATGCTGGGGGTATGGACGATGTGGACCTCGCCCAGTTTGTTGAACGTATGAAAACCGTTAGAGCGGCTGTTGTTTCAGACGACGGCGCAAAGGCTGAGAGCCATACAGTAGAGGTGCCGTACTCAAGTAGAGAAGCATTGCTTAACAGGCTTGAAAAAGATTTGTACAGAGACGCTCAGGCTCTTGATATCACAAACATTGCAAACGGCAGCATTACGGCAACGCAAATAAAAGCCGCATACGAGCCTTTAGAGTCCCTCTGCGACCAGTTAGAGTATCAAGTGTTATCTTTTATTGATAAGCTCTTAAAAATCGCTCAGACGGAAAATACAGCCACTTTTACACGGTCAAAGCTTGTGAATACAACCGAAGAAATACAGACTATCGTATCAGCCGCAACATATCTCAGTGAGGATTATGTTACAGAAAAGATAATGACTATTTTAGGCGACGGCGATCGAGTTTCGGACGTGCTCGACAAAATGGCCGAAGATGAAGCAAAGCGATTCGGCAACGGGAATAATCAGCCCGTTGAGGAGTGATACTTGTGAATGCAGGACAGCTTGAAACTGAGGCGGAGTTAAAGCGCCTTGAAGCGGAACTGGAAAAAACGTATAAACAGGCACGGGACGAAATCCAAAAAAAACTTGACGATTATTTGAAGAAATTTAAAGATCAGGAAAAAGAATGGCGAAAAAAGCTTGATAGCGGAGAGATCACAGAGGAAAGGTTTAAGAAATGGTATCAAGGCAAGGTAATGAACGCCAAACGTTGGGAGGCTATGCGTGATACTCTTGCCGAAGATTTAACAAACGTTAACGCAATGGCAAATGATTTAGTCAGGGATTCAATGCTTCATACCTTTGCCATTAATCACAATTACGGGACGTATGAGATTGAGAATGGATTAAGCATCAACACGTCATATACGCTTTATAACGCTGATACGGTTGCCAATCTAATCAAAAACGACCCCGATATATTAAAGCGCCCATCACTTGACATAAATCTTGATAAGCGGTGGAACAAAAAGCTGTTTCAATCGCAGATAACACAAGGAATTTTACAAGGTGAAAGCATAGATAATTTAGCAAAAAGGGTTGCGCTTGGGACTACAAAGCAAGATATGAATGCGGCGATCCGCAACGCAAGGACGTCAACCACATGCGCACAAAATGCAGGGCGAACACAAAGTTATCAACGGGCTGTCAATATGGGGATAGAATTATATCAGGTATGGCTTGCGGCGCTTGATAGCAGAACACGAAGCAGCCACAGGCATATGGACGGTGAAAAAGTAAAGGTTATCAAGGGAAAAGAAGTCAAATTCTCAAACGGACTGCGTTATCCTGGTGACCCTGACGGCAGAGCCGAGGAGGTGTGGAATTGCCGCTGCACACTTGTGACAAGTTTTGATGAAAACGAAGATTTTTCAGATATAAAAGAAAGAGCAAACAAGCTTGATAATCAATCATATAATGAATGGAAGAATGAACACAAGCAGAAAAGCAAGGTGAAATCATGAGCAATTTTAAAATGACAAGCCACAAAGATGAAGTTTTAGACGAACTTGATTCAAAGGTTGAAATTGCGCTTGAAAAGATAGGGCTTCGGGCTGAAACACACGCAAAGAAGTATTGCCCTGTTGATACAGGAAGGTTACGAAATTCTATTTCACATACGCAAAGCGGTGATACTGAATACATTGGAACTAACGTAGAATACGCGGCGTAAACTATATGCGCCCTTACACAGTAATGTGTATTGAAAAATCAAGCAAAATCGGTAAAAGGCACTTGACAATAGCTCTTAAGAGCGGTACAATATATATTGAAGTGGGTACACTTATATTTACAGCTTTTAGGAGTGACGAAGATGAAAAGTCTTTCAAGATGTCGTGATTTGACAGGGCAAAAATTTGGAAGATTAACCGTTATTGGACTTGACGATAGCAAACAATCAAGAAAAACGTATTGGACTTGCCAGTGCGAATGTGGCAATATGAAATCAGTGCGTTCAGATAGTTTGCTTTGTGGGAGCATAAAATCATGCGGTTGCTTACACAAAGAACAAGCGATAATAAATGTATCTAAACACCATTCACACAAACAGAGCGGCACACGATTATATCATATTTGGCAAGGAATAAGAAAACGTTGCAATGATAAAAATAGCCCTTGCTATGATAGATATGGTGGCAGAGATATAAAAGTTTGTGCAGAGTGGAACAGCTCTTTTGAGCCGTTCTATGAGTGGGCAATAAATAACGGATATTCCGATGATTTGTCGATTGACAGAATTGATAATAATGGCAACTATGAGCCTGATAATTGCAGATGGGCAACAAATCAAGAGCAAAGCAGGAACAGACGGTCAAATATCAATATTACCATTGGCAATGCAACAAAAACATTGACAGAATGGTGTGAAATATTTGATATGGAATACAAAATAGTTGTTGCTCGATATCATAGAAATCCAAATCAGACGTTGGATGAGCTTTTCAGCCCAATACCGAGGTAATCAGCAGACCGCTGACACCGTAGAGCGTAGAGACTGAGCGTTATGGAAGCGATAATGTCTCCAAGAGTGCTTGACAGCCTTCACATGAAGGTTGATGATGTACGCCGAACTTGCAGGATAGCAAACTGCAAGATGCAGGGGATAAAAAGCCCTTGCGATAACATAATGATGTAGAATTTGGCACAAGCAAGCAAAAAGCGCAACCGTATTTAAAACCAGCCGTGACTAATCATATTGACGAATATAAGAAAATAGTTAAATCAACATTAAAAGAGGACTAACATCAGTCCTCTTTTTTATTAAAAGTGTTGACAAAGATTATTCGAGTCGCTATAATAAAATTATACGAATTTCCGAATAAAATTCAAAAAGAATCTTGAAGAAATGAGGTCGAAGAAATGGCACTAACAAGGAAATTTCTGTCAGCGTTGGGAATTGAAGAGGCGAAGATTGACGAAATAATCTCAGCTCACGCAGACACAGTAAATGCCCTTAAGGAACAGAGGGACGGCTACAAAGCAGACGCAGACAAGCTCCCTGCGGTACAGAAAGCGCTTGACGATTTAAAGGCAAGCCAAAGCGGCGATGACCCGTACAAGGAAAAGTATGAGAAAAAAGCCAAAGAGTTCGACGACTACAAAAAAGGCGTCGAAGCGAAAGAGCTTGCACGGTCAAAATCAACCGCTTACAAGCAGGTACTCAAAGAGCTTAACGCAAGTCACATTGACTCAATCCTGAAAGCTTCACAATCAGAGCTTGATAAGATTGAACTCGATGAAAACGGAAAAATCAAAGATGTCGATAAGCTGAAAGAGTCCATAAAGAAGGAATGGGCTGATTTCATTGTAGCGGAGGGTCAGCAAGGCGCAAAAACAGCTACACCTCCTGCAAATGAAGGGGCAAAGGTTAGTAAGGAAGATATCCTTAAAATCAAAGACCCGACAGCACGGCAAAAGGCTATGTATGAAAATTCGGAGCTTTTCGGCATTAAGTAACGAAAAGGAGAATTTATGGCAAATGTTGTAACTACCGCTGAAACAAATCTTGTTACAGCGGCAAAAATGAAGAAAATAAGAGAAATTGATTTCGTTAACCAGTTTACTCACGGCAGCCTTGAAAAGCTGGTTGAGGTACTCGGCGTAACACGAAAAATCCCGATGATGGAAGGCACGACCATGTATGTGTACACCACAACGGGAACACTTCAAAGCGGTGCAGTGCCCGAGGGCGAGATTATTCCGCTGTCAGCATTCGAAAGAGTGAAAACACCGGTTGGCGAAATCACAATCAGCAAATGGAGAAAAGCAGTATCAGCCGAAGCAATCAAGAAATCAGGATTGCAGGAAGCACTTGTCGAAACCGACGCTGCACTTTTGAAGAAGGTTCAGGCAGGTATCAGAACCAACCTGTTTACATTCTTGAATGGTTCAATCACAGGCGTAATTACAGCAACAGGCGTAGGCTTGCAGGCGGCTCTTGCTAACGGTTGGGGCAAGCTGCAGGTAGCATTCGAGGACGATACCGCAGAAACTGTCTATTTTGTAAATCCGCTTGATATTTCCGATTATCTCGGTACAGCACAGATTTCAGTACAGACAGCCTTCGGCCTGAATTACATTGAGAACTTCCTCGGACTCGGTACTGTTATTCTGTCCTCGCAGGTAACTCAGGGTACATACATTGCGACAGCAAAAGAAAACCTCATTCTGTATTATCTCACAATGAACGGCGATATTGCTGATTCGTTTGAGCTGACAGCCGACGAGACAGGTTACATCGGTATCAAGTCAGGCTATCAGAACGAAGCAAGGGCACAGCTCGAAAGCCTCGTAATGAGCGGCGTACAGTTCCTTGTTGAGTATGCTGGCGGCGTTGTAAAGGGTACTATTACATCTGCTGCAGCCACTCCCGGGACCGCATAATGTGGATATATAAAGTTATCTACCCGTTTAGAGACTTGCAAGATAATGAGTACATCTACAATGTCGGTGATATATATCCGAGGCATGGTGTACACGCTGGCAAGGAGCGAATAGACGAACTAAAAACGGCAAAGAATAAAATCGGTAAGCCGTTAATTAAAGCTGAGAGAAAAAGCAAAGAGGGATAAAATGACTTTGACTGACCTTTGTGGCGAATTGAACAATTATTTTGACGTCCTAAGAATTTACGGTGAGTTTGAAATTTCTAACAACAGCATAGATTTAAGTAACTACAATGTGCACGAAGGGCAGTACATAAGAATAGTCGGCAGTGTTTTCAATGACGGCGTATATACATACCCGATTCCTCCTAATGAATTACTCGTTGACGAAACATTCAACGGGTCTGTCTGGGCTATGGCGGTTCCCTCTTCCGTCATAGCTCAGATGGAGGAAATAAACCAATGGCTTGAAGAAAACCAGTCTGCGTTAAATTCGCCTTACCAGTCCGAAAGCTTTGGCGGCTACAGCTATACGAAAAAGAGCGGAGATGAAGGTGAGAACGCGAACTGGCAATCGCATTTTCATAAAACATTAGACAGGTGGCGAAAACTACGAGCTTACTAACTGAGTCAATGGAAGATTGTGTTTTGCTGAATAAGCAAACAGCAAACGACGGCTACGGCGGATACATAACAACGTATACCGAAGGCGCTGAGTTTTCGGCTGCGATTAGATTTGATTCAAGCATAGAAGCAAGAGCCGCCGAAAAGCAAGGTGTGACAAGCCTTTATACTATCATAACAGGCAGAAGCTTTGTTCTACAATATCACGATGTTTTAAGAAGAAAGCGTGACGGCAAGATTTTCCGCGTAACTTCTGACGGTGATGATAGTTTTACTCCTGACAGTGCAAGCCTTGATATGCGTCTGGTAACTGCTGAGGAATGGAGTTTGCCAAATGAATAAAGCACAAACAATTAACAGCTTTTGGAGCTCCTTCGGCATTCCTGCATATGATATGTATACCGTACCAAATGACGCTCAAATGCCGTATATCACCTATGAATATGCGGAGGATAATCTCGACAACGTTGTAATGCTCAGCGCGTCGGTTTGGTACAAGTCCACGTCATGGTTAGGAGTGTCAGGGAAAGCAGCCGAAATAGCTGAGGGCATTGGTAACGGTAAAATCCTGAAAACAGATGAAGGGCATATATATATCGCAAGAGGAATGCCTTTTATGCAAAGGTTATCCGATACCGATGATAGCGTAAGAAGAATATACATCAACCTACAGGTTGAATACATGACCTTGATTTAAGGAGCGAAATATGAAATTTAATAAAGTTAATCCTGAAATTTTTAACCAGCTTCAAGTTGAAGCTGGTATTTTGTTAAGCAGTTTTGACCCTGCGTCAACCGCCGCAATTAGTGATGATGATATCATCTGCGCAACAAGCGGAGGAATCAAAGCGGATTGTGTGCCGTCATATACTGATTTTGGCGAAGATATCGACAACGTGCCCAACAACACAATGGAGCTTAAAAGGCTTGACGGCTACGAATGCACATTCGCGTTTACGGCGTTGAATGTAACGACAAATACTATAAAAACAGCTCTGGGTGCTGCTGATATTGACGCAACAGACAGCACGAAGGTAACACCGAGGGCAGAGCTTAAACTCTCGGATTTTAAACCTATTTGGTGGGTAGGAGACCGAACAGACGGCGGCATGATTGCTATTAAACTGTTGAATGCTCTGTCAACTGGCGGTTTGTCCTTGCAGACAACAAAAAAGGGCAAAGGTCAGTTGTCGGTAACACTGACGGGACATATCAGCATTGAACACACTGATATTGTACCGATGGAATTTTACGTCGCAGAGGGTTGATAATATGGCTGAAATTAAAACGCTTGCAAATTGTTCTCTGCGTGAATTCCTCGCGCAGACAAACAAAATAAGAAAGGACGCTGCGGAATTTTTAGAACTGACGAAAATTTCTAAAATTCGGCAGCATGTTCCTGCGTTTACAGGCGAGGAAACCGAGGAAGAAAAAGAAAAGATGTTCAAGGAACAGGGCAGAAAAAACCTCAATGATATCCTTGACTCTTGCCTTGAAAAAAACGCAGACGCTACAATCAAAATGGTAGGCTTAATGTGCTTTAAGACTTTTGAAGAAGCGGAGCAGATGAAAGGTGAAGATTTCATTGCGGTAGCCGCGGAACTCTTCGGAAATAAGAAAATCATGGATTTTTTCGGCACGTTGCTCGGCTTGGCGCAGTAGAGTACGGACTTGCGATAACGAGCATTGACCTTGAAAAGCTTGATTTGTTCGGGTATGACTACATCCCTCAGCATATAGAAGCATACGAAAGGGAAAAGGCGTTTAAAGTCTATCTCACGGATGGGTTAAAGACTTTGACCGAAAACACTGCGAATTACGTAGGCGGCAAGTCATTGAACGTCAGATTTTTTGATTTGTTTAAAGAGGTCAAAGAAGAAAATCCGAAAGAAATAATAACGAGAATAACAAACAAGTTAAGAGGAAAGGCAGGTGAGTAGAAATAGGAGTATTTGAGTTAGCGGCTTCATTATCGCTTGATAAATCTCAATATGAGCGAGGGCTCAACGAAGCGGAAAAATCAGGATCAAGCATAGGCTCACGAATCGGCGCGGGCTTTGCAAAAGTCGGCAAGGCTGTTGCCGTTGGAATTGGGGCGGCTTCAACCGCAGTAGGTGCGCTTGCTACAATGTCTGTTAAAGGTTACTCAGATTATGAGCAGCTTGCAGGCGGTGTAGAAACGCTGTTCAAAAAGTCCTCGCAATCTGTTATTAACAATGCGTCAAAAGCCTATCAAACGGCAGGCATGTCGGCAAACGAGTATATGGAAACTGTTACAGGATTTTCAGCTTCTTTGTTACAGTCATTAGGTGGCGATACTCAAAAGGCTGCTGAAAAGGCTGATACAGCTATTCGCGACATGTCGGATAACGCCAACAAGATGGGTACAGATATTGAATCCATACAAAACGCATATCAGGGATTCGCCAAACAAAATTACACAATGCTTGATAATTTAAAGCTGGGCTATGGTGGCACCAAAGAAGAAATGCAGCGCCTTCTCGATGACGCGACAAAACTTTCTGGGGTTGAATATGATATTTCTTCTTATGCAGACATTGTTGATGCAATTCATGTGGTTCAAACAGAAATGGGTATCACCGGCACAACCGCAAAGGAAGCATCAGCCACCATTCAGGGTTCCATTCAGTCAGCAAAATCAGCGTGGCAAAACCTGATAACAGGTCTTGCGGATGGTAATGCAAATCTTGACGAACTGGTCAATAATTTCTTCAACAGTATTGTGACCGTTGGTGAAAACATTATTCCAAGAATCAGTGTTATTTTGAACGGCGTCACAGGGCTGATTCAAAAACTTGCGCCCAAAATCATTGAAGCCTTGCCCGGTGTTCTAAATACCCTTTTGCCTGAAATTGTAAAAGGCGCACAAGCCCTTTTGCAAGCTTTTGCTTCCGTTCTTCCTCAACTTGTGAAGCTAATAATGGATCTAATGCCTGATATTATCAAGGCTTTTCAGTCTATTTTCAAAGCAATAGTTGATGCCTTACCACAACTTATTGATGCTATTGTATCAGCGCTACCAACTTTAATTCCGCAAATCGTCAGCGCGGTTGTAGCTATGGCGGTTTACCTGATGAAAAATATTGATAAAATCATTCAGCCGATTATCAATAAGTTACCCGAAATAATAATTTCAGTAGTTGACGCGCTGATTACGAATTTACCGATTTTAATTGACGGCGTAATTTCTTTGGTGATAGGTCTTGTAAAGGCTATACCAAAGATTATTTTAGGCATTATTGAAGCCTTGCCTACAATAATCGAAAAGATTATAACAGGACTTATTGAGTGCATACCTCAGCTCATTGAGGGCTTGATTATGCTAGTCATTGAGCTTGTCGCGCATTTGCCGGAGATTATCATAGGGCTGATTGAGGCAATTCCGAAGATTATTGTAGCAGTTGCGAAAGCTCTTGTTGAAGCAGGTCCGAAAATCTTTGAAGCCTTTGGACAAATTTTCGGTGGTGCTTGGGAAAAGATAACGGAGATCTTTTCAGGCATTGTTGATTGGTTCAAAGACATTTTTGAAAAGCTCAAAATGTGGGCTGTATCAGTTTATACAAAAATAATTGCATGGTTCAAAAGCATTTTCGAAGGGCTGAGAAATTGGGCTCTTGGAATTTACACAAAAATAACAGGTTTCTTCCAGAACATCTGGAATTCTATTACGGGTGTTTTCTCGAAAGTTGGTGAGTTCTTCTCAGACGTATTCCGCAAGGCGGTCGATGGTGTCAAGGGCGCGTTTAACGGAATAAAACAATGGTTTTCGGATTTATGGCAGAATATCTGGAACGGTATCAAAACCCCGATTAACTGGATTATCGACGGCATTAACGCCGTTATAGACGGATTGAACTCGCTGAAAGTCGATATACCCGATTGGGTACCATTCGTCGGCGGTCAGACTTGGGGAGTAAATATTCCTAAGATAGCAAAGCTTGCTAAAGGCGGTTTTGTTGAAGGTGGTACTCCATTTATCGCAGGTGAAGCCGGTGCAGAGGCTGTTATACCGCTTGAAAACAACAATCAGTGGATTTATAAATTCGCACATGCTTTTGCAAATGGACTAAGCACATTTTATGACGGTGGTAATCTTACGCAAACGCCGACCAAAGGCGCAGGCGGCAAAATAATCAACATCAATCTTTACCTTGATAACGTCAATGTTAAAAATGATGATGACATCGAAGATGTCGCAAATAAAGTATCCGAGCGTATTGCTGAGAAACTTGTAGCGGAAGGAATGGCGGTAGGATAATGAGTCTTAATTATTTTACTTTTAATGGTCAGCGCCTTGAAGATTTTGGGTTTATCATCAAGAAGAAACCGCGATATATCATCGCCGAAAAGGACTACACGTCTGAGGAAATCGCAGGAAAAGACGGCAATATTATCGCTTATAACGGAAGGTATAAGAACCGAACCGCAACGTATACTATTATGAGCCTTCCGACCCGTGTGCACTGCTCAAATCGGGAGTTAGTCAATAAGCTAAATTACTGGCTCAACGCGGCAACAGGATATTGTAAATTTACCGATACCTTTAATCAAGGACTGTACACAGAGGCTTTTTGCTCAAAAGTTGCAAATGTGCAAAACCACATGGATGGAGTTGTTGAAGCCGAGGTAACATTTGATATGGAACCATTTTGGTACATTGACAACGACATCGAGGTCAACAACTCGCCTAACGGTAGGGAGTTTGTGTTACAGAATCCTACAGGATTTTTGAGTTATCCCAAAATAACGGTAAGGGCTAATTTGCATGCCAATAAGCTTGACTTCTCGTTTACAGACAACAACTCCAATGTGCAGTCATTTTCAGTCCCTGCAAGTCCGAATTTTGGGGAGAATGCCGAGGTTGTTTATGATTCGAAAACTGGGGACGTTACAGTTGACGGACAACCACAAAATTACTTAATTCTCAATTTTAACAGACCACCTGTTTTTTCATTAGGGCAAAACAAAGTTACAATTAGCCACTACCATGAACACACAATTCCATATATTTTAATTGAACCGAGGTGGCGCATGCTGTGATACCTAAACTATATGATGAAGATTATGTTATTGGCGGATCAGTAAGATGTGGAAATTTGGATTATAACGGTTACGGGTTTTTAAACACGTGCCAAAAGTGTTTTGTTAAAGAAAAAACATCAGGCGTATACACGCTTGAAATGGAACTTTTAACAACTGACCGATACGCAGAGAACGTGCTGCCGAATATGTTTGTTAAAATCATACCAAACAAAGTGCACAACCCCCAATTATTCCAGATTTACCGCGTTAAGGAGGAAGGAAAAAAGCTGAGTGTATCGGGGTATCACATAAAATATCTTGCGGAAAATAACATGATATCCCGATACAATGCTTATGTAAGTGCAACTACGCCTGATGGGAGATATCTTGTGGTGCCAGAAACGCAACGAGACACAGCACATGACTTTCTTGAATCTCTTAAAGAAGACAGATTCTTTTTAATTGAAGATTACTCAAATTCAACAATACCCATCACACACCAACAGCGATTCAATATCACCGCTGATACTAATATCGAAGCGAAAACAATTCACTTGCGTAAATTCACGGACAAAAAGCTCGGAGACCTCTTGACGGATAAAGAGTATGGAATGGGGCAGTACGGCGGTGAATGGCTGTATAATAACTTTGATTTAACATTAAAGAAAGAGCGCGGTAAAAACACCGCGGTAAAGCTCAGATACGGGTATGACTTAAAAAACGTAACAATTGAATATTCAAGCGATAATAATTATAACGTTGTTGCCCCGTATGGAAGAGTTAGAACTTCTGACGGAGCTGAGTTTTATCTCGGGGGAACACCGGTTTTTTTGAATACAGTTGAAGTCCACAAATACCCACGCTTAAGAGCTGTTGACGTGTCAGAACATTTGCCTGAATTAAGTGTTAATGTTACCACAGGCGACGGGATGAAGAACGCGTTTGACCAAATCAACACAGTGTTCTCAGGGACGTACTACAGCGGAAAGTACCACGCAAGAGGATACGAGATAGCTGTAACAGCCGAGTTAAATTATGAGTCAAAAACAGTGCAGGGGCTTGGTCTATATGACCCTGTTGTTCTTGTGACTGAAAAAGGTAGGGAAATTTCATCAAAAGTCAACGGGGTAACGTTCGACGCGCTGAACGAAAGGATCGTTAAAATCGAGCTTGATAATAAGCCGCTAACTTTGCAAGATATGATTTCAAAGAAAAGGAGGTAAAGCAATGAATAATATAACATATGCCGTAAGTGTAGATGTTAACAATCCAATCATCCCGTATAACGTATATGTGGCGAACGTTTTAGATTCGAACGTCAGGTATCTTGAAATAACGTTATATCAAAACGGCAATATCATCGCGCTCAGTAACGAAGCAACTGCAACGGCGTCGCTTGTGACAGATAACGTGCTTGTAAATGATAGTGTTAACTGTACTATTCAAGACAACATTATAACCGTACCGTTGGAGGACTTACAGCGACACGGTAATCTTGATGTACAAGTAACTGTCACCGAGGGTACAAAGGTTTTAGCAATCCCGTTTCCGATTCAAGTTAGGGTAACGCCTAATATTGCGGAGGAAGCGCAGATTGATGAAAATTCATTGGGAAGTTATGCTGAGGTTGTTCATGAAATAGCAGAAGCGCGTGGCACATACACTACCTTGCACGACGCGATTACTGCAAAGCTTGACGACGCCGCCAACGCCATCAAAACTATGCACATTACAGACGGCGCGGTGACGCTGCAAAAGCTTGCCGCTGAGGTGAAAAACATCATTAACGGCAAAGCGGGCAGCGCGACGGCGTACACCTTCGACCGCACGACAACCACTGTTGTGTACAGTGCGGACAACCCGAAAAAAATCTACACCAACGCCTATGTAAACGGCAAGAATGCGTTTGTGCTTACAACGGCAGACAACTACTATCAGATTGCGCTTTGTTATGACGGCAGCGAATACACACGTCAGCTTACAGGTAGTGGTTCGACAACTTATAATCCTTGGCTTGAGGTACAAAACAAGGTCATTGCGGAAGAAGTTGGTGACTTAAAGAGCGCAATAGATGATATTGATGATGATTTCTATGATTATGTACCAGCGTCATTAGCTAATCTAACTAAATCAGGATTAGCAACAGCCAATGTCATGTGGGCCCTTCGTTTTCCATCTGATTTTGTTTCGTCACCTCATGTATCAATAACCCCGGCGTTTAATACGGAAACCGGCACATACGTCGCAACAAGATGGTATTGTCCCGATGATACTTTCCCAAATTTAAGTGTAGTAACTGAAGTTGAATCAAAAACTGCAAATATTGGCGAAGCAGTAAGTTTTGACAATGTTACGAAAAATGAATTCTTTACTTTCCTATCATCAAATACAACTGACAGACAATATTATTGTGCTGAAGCAAAAAAAGTCTATGATACGCCAAGTGGACGGGTTGTACAATCCGGGTCTTCATATGTTTATTATACCGGAAATACAGATTCTATAACGACTTTGCAGTTTGACATTCAAATTAAACAGAGTGCAATTATTCAAGAACAGCAACAGATTGATGGTTTGAAAATAGCATTGACCCCAACATTTATTGAGTATGAAAGAGCAAGAGGAAGTCTTTTAGTTAATGGAACTCTAAACACGACGCTTAATATTTATTATAAAAAATACACGATCCCTTCAGGAGAAACAAAAATATCTCTTGATGGCACAACTGTTCATGCTGGTGCTGTTACAGGTATTACACCGTGCGTTCTATGGTTTGTATCAAATGGAACCATGATGAGCAACCAATACGTGTCCGTCAGCATGCCTTTTCAAACGTGGGACATGCATGAGGTGTCGATACCCTCTGGTGCGGAAGAAATATGGGCCGAAGAGGCAATGACTATATATTCCGGGTCGGGCTATGAAAAAGATATACCAAAAAGAGTGGCTTTGTTAGAAAGAAACGAAGAAGTAAGCTTTACATTTTTGGGATCATTTTCATGGTCAAAAAGAATATTCGGATTGCGTGTTCTTGCTGATGCTCAAGGGTGTTATTTCATACCGTTTAGTTCGCTGGGTCTTGGGATAAGCCGCATGAATGGACAATATGGGGACGATTATATTGCAGACCAAATACATTCGACTTCATTAGGCGCTTATAATACAGCGAGTGGCATTTGGTCATATCTTAAAAACATACCATGTTGGCATACCTCTGTTCCGGGAGCAGCTCAGGCGTTTGACGGAAGTCAATGGAATGGTAAAAAATGGTACGCTTATGGTACGAGCCTAACGCTCGGAGCTGGCGGTGGGAATTATGTTGTTAATGTTGCGAATTTCAGCGGACTTGTTGCCACAAACAAAGGCATTGGTGGCGGTGCGCTCGTAACGAACAGGAACATATATAATGCCTTGCTGGATATGACAGACGGCAAGCTGGAAGCTGATTTGATAACGATTGAAGTCGGTGCAAACGATGTCGGCCCTCTTGGGGAACCGTGGTCAACAAATACCAATGAATTCTATGGTGCTTTGAATCATTGCATCAAATCAATGTTTGCATCAGGCGTGCAGGCGCAGATTGTTATTATGGCATCTTATCCTGTTCGTTATAATCCTTCTGACCCAACTGACATTTATGATGTTGATGAACTATATAACGTATGAACCTGGTTTAACAATTAATCCTACTGGTAGCCCGGCGTTTACGGTTGGTCGGAAGAAACGTAATTCTCTATCAAGAAGGTGATTCCCATGTCCGAAACCATCATTGTCGCCCTGTTGAGCTTGCTCGGTTCACTGGGCGGCACGCTCGGCGGCATTGCGCTCAATTCCAAACTGAGCAATTACCGCATTGAACAGCTCGAAAAGAAGGTCGACAAGCACAACAACCTGATCGAGCGCATGTTTAAAGCAGAGGAAAGTATCAATTTACTGGACGAAAAAGTGAAGGTCGCCAACCACAGGCTTGACGATCTCGAAAAGAAAGGGTGATTCCATGAAAAAGATTTTTACAAAGGAGTGGTTCGCGGCGGCTGGTATCAGAGCACTGAAAACCGTCGCGCAGACAGCGGTTGCTTCCATCGGCGTGACCGCGATGATTCATGAGGTAGACTGGGTGGTCGTTGGTTCCACAGCAGCACTTGCCGGTGTGCTCAGCCTGCTGACCTCGATCGCAGGATTGCCGGAATTGGAGGAGTAAGTTTGAATTTAACCAATAAAAAAGGCGTGGACATCTCGTCCAATAACGGAAAAATCAGCATTCAGCAAATCAAGGACGCGGGTTATGATTTCGTCATGATCCGCGCCGGCTTCGGCGAGGATATCGCCGAACAGGACGACACATACTGGGAGGAAAACGTCCGCAAATGCGAGGCGGCAGGCGTGCCGTGGGGTGTATATTTCTACAGCTACGCCTGCTCCGAAGCGAGCGCGAGAAGTGAGCTGGCTCATATCCTGAGACTGCTCAAGGGAAAGAAGCCGCTGCTGCCCGTCGCGATCGACATTGAGGACGCAGACGGTTACCATCAGAGGCACGGCGGTTGGAATTTAAATAACATCGACCGCGCCTGCCGTATCTTCCTCGAGGGTGTCAGAGATGCCGGATACTATCCCATGCTGTACACAGGCTTTGAGGAGGTTGAGAACTACATATCCGAGGCGGTATCTCAGACCTATGATATGTGGTTCGCTCACTGGGCGCGTTCCTGCGGCTACAAGGGCGATAATCTCTGCATGTGGCAGTACGGCGGCGAAACCAACCTCATTGAGAGCAACAGTATTCCCGGTGTCGGCGTCATTGACAAGAACCTATGTTACAAGGATTACCCGACAATAATCAAAGACGGCGGTTTCAATGGTTGGGGTGGCGAGCATACAGTCGCTCACGGTCTGACAGCTGCTCAGGCAATGAGCGGCGCGCGCGGACTTGTCGGCAAGGACGAGGATCCTGACGAGTGCGACATCATGAAATGGTACGGCGGCTTCAATACCGATATCAACAAGGTTGCGTGCTGCTGCGCGGGTATGTTCTATCTTTTCTACAAGCTCGATGCCCTTGATCTGATACCCGGCGGCAAGGTCGCGGACTGCGGCTCTCTTGCGTTGAACTTCTATAATGCAGGACAGCTTCATAAAGCGAACGAAGTAAAACCCGGCGACTTGGTTATCTTCTCTTGGAGCGGAGACGATACCACCGTGAAACCTCTTGACAGCCTCGGTTATAAGTGCTTTGAGCACGTAGAACTTTGCTTAAAGGTGTTTGATGATACCATCTTGAGCGTAGGCGCTAACAACGGAGGTTATGAGTGTGACGACTTCCAGATCAAGACAAGAGATCGTTCCGACATCTCAGCATGCTGCCGTCCAAAGTATGCCGACGGCGGGGAAGAGGACACCGCGGCGACTGTCACCGACGCAGTCTACGGCGATAAAAACGTCTATGAGATCCAGCAGTGGCTCAACAGTCATTTCGGCTTTGACATTTATATCGACGGTGTGTACGGTCCTCAGACGCGAGCGGCTCTTGTCATGGCGCTGCAGACCGTTCTCAATCGCGATTACGGCGCTGATCTGGAGGTCGACGGCATCTACGGAAGACTGACGAGAAAAGCAGTGGTCAACCTCGAGCGCGGAGCCTATGGCGATTACGTCAAGGTACTGCAGGGCTTTTTAATCTGCATGGGCTACGACACGGGCGGCTTCGACGGTGATTTCGGATATATGACAAAGTCCTCGGTTCTGACATTCCAGACTGTCCGCGGGCTTGAGGTCGACGGCATAGCCGGAAGGAATACGTTTGAGGAGCTTGCGAAGGGATAAAATGTAAAGTGTATTTATACTTTAAGAGAATACAAATAAGATGTTTATTGAGTATAATCCAAATCCGAACAACTCTCGAGTAGGGGATTGTGTCATAAGAGCGATTGCAAAAGCAGAAAACACAAGTTGGGATAAAATATATCTTGATTTGTGTGTCTATGGATTAATGTGTTCAGATTTGCCGATTAGCAATAACGTATGGGGCAGGTATTTAAACGATAGAAATTATAAATATTTCTCAGTACCAAATACTTGCCCTTTTTGCTATAGTGTCAAAGACTTCTGCAAAGATAATCCAGACGGTACATTTATACTCGGCACGGGAAAACACGCAATTTGCATTATAAATGGTGATTATTATGACACGTGGGATTCAGGCGATGAAGTCCCGATTTACGCGTTTAGAAAAGGGGAATAAAAAGTGGCGTATAATAACTATATGTTTCCGCAGGGATATCAGCCTGCAATCATACCGCAATATCAACAGGCGGTGCCGCAGATACAACAGAATGCACCTCAGCAGGCACAACCGCAAAATAACGGTATAATCTGGGTACAGGGTGAACAAGCGGCGAAAGGGTATCCGGTAGCACCAAATCAATCAGTACTTTTGATGGATAGTGAGCAGAGCGCATTTTATATCAAATCAGCGGATAACGCAGGAATGCCGCAACCGCTGAGGATTTTTGATTATTCAGAGCGCAATGCAAACCCGGTGCCAGTACAACAGCCTGAGCAGAATTTTGTCACGCATACAGAATTCGAAGAAAAGCTCGAAGAAATCAAATCAATGATTAAGACTACCACAAAGGAGAAGAAAACGAATGCCAAATCCTCTGTTTAATTTGCTGAACAATTCGGCGCAAATGCCGATTAATACGCCGATGGGGAACGCAATGGCAATGTTGAAACAGTTTCAGCAATTTCGGCAAAATTTTAATGGCGACCCGAAAGCCGAGGTAATGAAACTGTTAAACAGCGGTCAAATGTCACAAGCACAGTTTAACCAATACCAGCAAATGGCTCAACAGTTTCAGAGCCTAATTAGATAGTCAAAACAACTCGCGAGGTTTTGAAATATAAAATTTAAAGGAGAAAAATTAATGTCAATCACAAGTGAAGGTATGACCCCTGCGGACATTGCCGCAGTAACAGGGAACAACAGAAATGACGGAGGATTTGGCGACGGCAGCGGCGCTTGGTGGCTCCTCGTGTTATTCCTCTTTGCCGCAAACAACGGTTGGAACAACGGCGGCTGGGGCGGTAATGGCGGCAACGGTGGCGCCATCCCCTACATCGGTACGAACGCTGACATTCAGAGAGGTTTTGACCAGTCTGCAATTATGTCAGGGATTAACAACCTGACAACGGGACAGTGCAACCAGACCGCCACATTGCAGAACGCAATCACTCAGTCACAGATAGGCGCAATGCAGGGCTTTAACGGCGTAACAGGCACTATTAACAATGGCGTGAACCTCTTGCAGTCCACACTTATGCAGAACGAAATGAACCGTCAGCAGTGTTGCTGTGACACTAAACAGGCAATTGCAGACCTCAAATATACAGTGGCGACTGAAAATTGCGCAGACCGCCAGGCGCTTTCCGATGGTGTTCGAGACATCATAGCAAGCAACACAGCACAGACACAGGCTATTCTTGATAAGCTTTGTCAGCAGGAACTTGACGCTAAAAACGAGACGATCGCAAATCTCAGAACTCAGCTCAACATGCAGAATCTTGCGGCTTCTCAGACCGCGCAGACTGCTCAGATTCTTGCCAACAATGCGGCGCAAACTCAGGCGCTTGAGCAGTATCTGAACCCCGCGCCGATTCCTGCGTATGTAGTTCAGAATCCTAACTGTTGCCCTACGCAGAACAATTGCGGTTGTAATTGCGGCTGTGGTGTAGGTTAAGGAGGTAACAGAATGGCTGAATATGCCTATAACCCTGCACAGAGCGTGAATGCGGGCGCTCCCGTCATTTTAAACACTGTGATTCCGTGTAATAAAGGGTTTGTATACCACCGAGAACAGAGTGGTATTTTGGTATTGAGGGGTAAGGTTTGCGGAAATAACTGTTTTGCGCGTTATCAGGTCACATTTAACGGCAACATCGCCCTTCCCGACGGCGGCACGGTTGGAGCGCCTTTGTCTGTAGCGATAGCTCTTGACGGTGAGCCGATTTTGACAAGTAAAGCAATCTATCAGCCCACAGTTACAGCTGAAGACCCCGTAACAAGTGTCGGATTTGGAAATGTCACATCAACTGCGATTATAACAGTTCCAAAGGGCTGTTGTTTTAACATTTCGGTGGAGAACACCTCAGAAAGCGCAACACCTGCTACCGCGCCGGCACCCACCATTTTGGTTCAAAATGCCAACTTAACCGTGGCGAGAATTGCTTAAAGCGAGGTGAAGAAAGTGAGCTACAGATTGTATGAAGAAGCAAAAGAAAAGTTTTGTGAAGCCCTTGCTGAGATTGTAGAGGGCAAACAGAGATTTAACGCCGATGACCTCCGACTTGCAAAGGAAGCAATCAGCGGCCTATATAAAGCAACTATCCTTATGGAAATGGAGAACGGCGATTACTCATATGCCGACGGCATGAGTACTGCTAAGAGAGATAGCCGAGGCAGATACAGTCGCGACAGCGGCAACAGTTACGGTCGTCACATGGGTAACCGTGGCGGCGGTTATGACTATTCCTACCGTTATTCCCGTGATGAAGCTAAAAAGGATATGGCAGAAGAAATTAAAGAGCTTATGCAGTACGCTGAGAACGAAACCGAAAGGTCGGTGCTCAGGCAGGCGGCAGAGATGTTGAAAAACAACGCCGAGAAATAATGCCGACTAAAGATGAATTGCTCAACGCTATTGAAGAAGTAGCGAAGCAGCCGGATACCTACGCCAAGTGTCAAAAGCTTGCAACCTTTTACATTTTGCTTAATTCTCTTTACCCGGAAGAAGATTTTAAAAACGAATTTAGCACACAATTTCAAAGTACAAATATTGATGTTGGGGAAAGCGAATTTTTGCAGAAAATCAAAGGGCACGATATAAGCAAAGTAATCAGCGTTTTAGATGAATTGATGGAAGCATTAAAAGCTTTGAACCCGAGGTTATACGCCAACACATTACGGCGGTTTGAATGAACGAAAAGGCAGGTCAAGCACCTGCCTTTTTTTGTATGAAAAAAATTTAAAAAAGTTTCAAAAAATTATTGACAAAAGTAACACTAAGCGTTATAATATAGATGTAATAAAGAGAGGGAAACCTCAAAAAGAAAGGATAATGAAAAATGAAAGAATATTGGTTTAATGAATTAGGCTATTTTACAAAAGAAACAGTCGAGAACATAAAGAAAAATCTTGACGGTGCAACCTATATGAAATTTAAAGTAATTTATAATAATTGTTGCGGTAATTACAGATTGGGCATTTGCACCGATTCCGAGGAAAGCGAACAGGAAATTAAAAACTTTTTCTTTGCTTGCGCGTTAACTCATTTAAAATAAAACAATTAACAAAGGGCGGTGTAACAGCCGCCCACCAGAGAAAAAAGAAAAGTAATTGCTGACCTATCGGCAACACGGGGAGAAAGGATTAATTATATGAAATACTACACAATTAACGAGGAAGCAGCGGCAAGAGCTAAAGAAATGTATTCGTTTTTTGAATACAAGCACGGCACAAAAACGGCTGAATACAAATCAGAAGTGGACGAAGCATACAGCTACGCCGAGTCACTGCCGGAAGAAGTAAAAGAAAAAGGGCTTTATATGGCTGACAAGTACGCACAAAGGCTTGCAGACTGGTACAACAAGCAGTTTGCAATCGATATGCGTTGCCCGTCGATTATGATTGCAGGCGGTTCAAATTTCCCAGTCCGAAAGAAAGAAAAACAGGTTGCCGCATTAGACAAGCATTACGCCCTTTACGGTGAGCTGCAAGATTACAAAGAAAAAATCAAAAAGCTTGCGAATTCTGCAAACATAATCAAGTCAAGCGACGCAGACGCGATTGATAAGCTCAAAGCGAAGATTGAGAAAGCCGAAAAACTGCAATCGACAATGAAGGCGGTAAACGCTTATTTTAGAAAGCACGGCACATTAAAGGGATATGGCGACGGTGAATATGACAACTTTACTATTGATAGCATGTATGGTGTACCGTTCCCTTCTTATTGTTTATCCAACAACAATGCAAAGATCAGAGCAGCGAAACAGAGAATAAAAGAGCTTGAAGAAGCGAAAGCCTCTGCACATGGGGAGGATATCGAAACAGGAATAGAGGGGCTAAAAGTCGTAGAAAATACCGAAGCAATGCGCATTCAGCTCATTTTTGACGATAAACCCTCGGCAGATGTCAGGGATGTGTTAAAAAGCTACGGGTTCCGGTGGTCACCGAAGTTTGCAGTGTGGCAAAGGCATTTAAATTCAAACGGAAAGTACGCTGCGAAAAAAGTGCTTGAAATCCTTAAAAATTCAGCAAAGGAGTCGCTTTAATTGGATATAAAAAAACTCAGGGTAATGTGTGGTATGACGCAAACTGAATTTTCAAAAACAATAGGGGTTCCATTAAGAGCCTTGCGAAGTTGGGAGCAAAGCGGTAAAAATCACCGTGAATGCAAAGAATGGATTTATAACCTTATCGTATATTTCTTGAGCAAAGAAGGATATTTGGAATAAAAAACAACCTGCGGTGTAGCCAAACCGCAGGTTGTCAAAAAGAAAGGAGTACTTGTTTAATAAAACAAGTGGTTGTGCTTATATAGTACCATAGACAAATAAGATTGTCAAGCTAAAAATCAAAATAAATATTGACAAACAGTCAAGAATATAATATAATTATATATAGGGGGAAACCCTTAAAAAAGAAAGGAGATAACACCATGACAAAGAAAGTTTTAAAAGAACAACAACAGGAAACAAGGGAGATTGTTAAGCAGATATTTAATCTCGCGCTTGCGATCAACCCAAACGACACCAAGCAAGACACAACCGGCAATAAGCCGACCGTATCTGTCAGATTTAGCGGAATTATCGCAGGCGTTGAGGTTAAGATTTATCCTACCGGTTGGGACGACGGCGCATTGCCATCCCCCCCGAGTATCTCATATTTAATCTACCTTGATGATGAAAGTTTTACCGCATGTGTAGACGAATACGAGCCGTATCCGGAAGAGAAAGAGTGCAAACAGTTATCAGAGGCGAAGGCTGCACTTGCTGAGCTCCAAAAGATAGCCGATAAGTGGGGTGTTAATTATGTGTGAGATTTGCAGGAGCAACCCTTGCGCGCCGACTTGCCCGAACGCTGACCCTGATTTATATTGTGCACGGTGCGAAGAGAAGATAAGAAAAGGTAACAAGTATTTTAGCGCAATAGATTATAGTTACCGCTGGGCGGCGTTTTGCTCGGAGGATTGTTTGAAACAGCATTTCGATATCGAGGAGGAAGAAGCATGACTTTATATGAAATGACCGCAGCTCAAAAAGAGTTATACGAGCTCATGACGAGCGGAGAAATAGACGAAGAAGTTTATGCCGATACATTAGAGGGTATCGGCATAGCCGAAAAAATAGAGGGCTACTGCGTTGTAGAAAATGAGCTTGCAGGCGATTTACAGAAAATCGAATCCGAAATCGAGCGGCTGAATGAAAAGAAAAAGTCGATTGAAAACAACATCAAGAGGTTAAACTTGCGGCTCGGCGATTGTTTGTATTCGATGAACACGACAAAATATAGCGCAGGAACGTACACGGTATATCGGCGAGAAACACAACAGGTCATAATTGACGATTCGGAGAAAATCCCTGCTGAGTTTATGAAAACACGGGTGTCGGAAACGCCTAACAAAACTCTGATAAAAGAGAGCATAAAAGCAGGAAAGGAAATTGCAGGCGCACATTTGCAGACGAACCAAAGCATTACAATAAAATGAGGTGATTAAATGAAATTCAGACCTTTAACGGCAAGTGAAATTGATTGCCGCGTTTCGACGATAAACGAAAAAGGACTCACGCTCTTGCTTTATAAGGACGCGCGAGTCGATATGAATATCCTCGATGAAACTTTTGGTGTGACCGGTTGGCAGCGTAAACATGAGATTATCGGCGGCAACCTGTATTGCACGGTATCAATTTGGGACGCTGAAAAAAAGCAATGGATTTCAAAACAGGACGTAGGAGTTGAGAGCTACACCGAGAAAGAGAAAGGGCAGGCAAGCGACAGCTTCAAAAGGGCTTGCTTCAACATCGGAATCGGCAGGGAGTTGTACACTGCGCCGTTCATCTGGATTGGAGCAGATAAATTCCGGCTAACTCAAAAGAATAACAAATACACAACTTACGATAAGTTCATGGTATCTTCAATCGAGATCCAGGACGGTGCCATTACTGATTTGGCGATTGTAAACGAGCGTACAGGCGTTATCGCTTATAAAATGCGCGCAAACGGGCAGAAATTAGCCGAGAACGAGCCAAAAGCAAAAAGCAATGAAATTATATGCCGTAACTGTAAAAAGCCGATACAGGGCAATATAGGCAACAACGGCGTAAGTTATAGTCCAAGAGAGATATACAACATGACAAAAGGACTTTGTACTGACTGCTATAAGCAGTTCAAGGCAATGAACGGAGGGAAACAATGACGAATTTATGTGTTTTAAAAGGGCGGCTTTGCAAATTCCCGGAGTTATCGACAACAACAAGTGGAATGCCGGTGTGCAGAATAAGAATAGCCGTACCGAGGCGCGATAAACAAAGTGGGACAGATTTTATCACCTGCACGGCTTTTAAAAATCAAGCTGAATTTTTGAACAAGTATTTCAGCAAAGGGCAAGAAATTCTTATACAAGGCACTTTGCGGATAAACCAATGGGAGGGCGACGACGGAGTAAAAAGAGAGGGCTGCGAAGTCTTGATTAATAATATAGATTTCTGCGGGGCGAAGCAAGATACCAAGCCGGCAGAGCATAACGAACGTTCACAAACGGTAGAGCCGGATCCATTTGCTGACTTGCCGGATGAAGACTTGCCGTTCTGAGGTGAGATATGATTTTCAGAGTAAACAAGACCCGTGACTATGTTGTTATGAGCAATCGGCATTTTCGTGAAAAACAGATGTCGCTCAAAGCAAAAGGACTTTTATCTGAAATGCTTTCGCTGCCCGATGATTGGGATTATTCAATCGCAGGGCTTGCGGCTATCAACAAAGAATCAGTTACGAGCATTAAAACAGCATTGGCAGAGTTACAGGAATTTGGGTACTTGAAGATTGAGAAAATCTATCCCGATAAATCAAGCTCAGGCAGGATTGAATACGTTTACAACGTTTTTGAATCTCCGCAAAATCAACCTCTTGAAAATCAAACTGCTGAAAATCAAGAGATAGAAAAACAAGGGGTAGAAAATCAACCTCTTGAAAATCACAGCCAATATAATATTAAAAAACAAAATATTAAAAATAAAAATATTAATAATAAAGTATATAATAAGGCTGACGAATTCAAGCTGTTATTTAATGCGATTTGTATATCTTTGCCACAGGTCAAGTTGTTAACAAAGACACGGGAAGCACATATCAAAACGCTTTTAACAACCTTAGAAAAATTTGGTTTGTCAATGATTGATTATCTTAAATTAGTCGAGAAATCAGATTTTCTATCTGGGCGGAGCGGAAAATGGCGTGCTACATTTGACTGGATAATCAACCCTTCAAATTCTGTAAAAATAATTGAGGGCAACTATTCAGGAGAAGAGAAGCTCAAAAGCCAAAGTTCATATGATATTAATGAACTTGAAAGAATAAATACGCTTGATTGGATAAAGTAGAAAGGGTGTGGTTAAATGTATTTTTTAGAGCGTAAAGAACCTTATGCAATGCCAAACATTTTAGGGAATCATTCATTTCCTGTACATACGTATCGGTGGCGTACGATTGCCGTCAGCAAAGAAAGATATGCGCTGGAAAATCTTATACCAACAGATAAGCGTAGCAAATACCGAGTGATTTGCAATGAACCGGAAGATTTGCAATGAACCGGAAAACGAAAGGAGCGGCAACAAATGAAAGCAAGGGTACCACTGCCGAGCAACGTCAAAGCGGCTGTTAAGACCGAGGTTGCGGCAGAGTGGAAGAAAATTCAAAAGGAAAAAGCCTTGGAAATGGCTCAGCGGTGTTTGAAAGTTTACCTTTATGTGTTAAACAGAGATTACGGATTTGGCAAGAAACGGTTGACAGATTTTTATAATCGTTGCGGCGAATTTATGGCAACAGCTGACGACAACGATGTGTTTTGGGAACAGCTTGACAGGGTGATTATTGACACATACGGATTTAGCGAACTCGGCAGAGATTACACCGACCGTGGTAAAGCAATAAGATAGTAGACATTCAAGGAAAGGAGAACACAACATGATAGGATTTATTATTGGCGTTTTTGTAGGCGTTATATTTGGCGTTGTTATAATGGCGCTGCTGAGCTTCCACAAGTTGACGGAGTACGAGGAGGAAATACTAAAATTGCGGCGCAGAGTCGCGGAATTGGAGGAGAAGGAATGAGCGTTTTGATTAAGGGCATGGAGATGCCGAAAAAAGGTGTTTATTTTGCTGTCATTTCGTTTGACGGAGATTCACTTAGCATAAGAATACCTCCGTCAAAAAAACCGTTTTTTGATGGCAGAATAGAAGAAATCCCCACGCCGCACGGCAGGCTGACAATAAAGACCGAGGAAGGAGAAGAAATTGAAATTAACTGAAAAACCATATTACAAACAACCGTGGTATTCTTCATATCGGGCTATGATGGATAGATGTTATAGGCAGAGTGCAAAGAACTATAAATA